CGCATCTGCGTTCCCAGAAAGATATTTAGCCGACCATTCTTTGTCGTCTTTCAACTGGCCCAAGCGTACTCGCGCAGCTTCCGGCGACATACCCATGCCGGACGGACGACTGCCATCGATAAATGAATCTTCGCCCAAGCCTCTGCCGATGTTGGCAAACAACTTCATCATTTCGCGCGTGCCGATGGCATCCTCGATCTTGCTCAAGGTTTCCTCTTGCACGCCAAATTGGCGAGTAGCACGACGCGCATTTTCGATATTTGCGTCATATTCCTTGCCCCATTCAGACTGCAACGCCCTCATTTCGGTTTCGGCATTCTGCATCTGCGCGTTGACCTGCGCCTGGTACATTTCTTTACTGTTGTTGTTCCACCATTCGGCCAATTCCTGGCCCTGTTTGGCAGTAATCCCTAATTCGTGAAACTTGTTGGCAGCCATCTTGGCAAAGCCAGGATCTTGGCCTTCTGGGATGGACAGCTTGTAATCTTCTGGCGATGTCGGGCGACCGAGCTTGTCGTAAAACTGGCCCCATTCAGTCGGGTCTGCGTCATCCTTCGGCATGACCAAACCACGGCCAGCCTTGTCTGCGCCCAGCATTTTTTCCAGATTGGCATACGACTGGATTGCATCTTCTGGACCTTTCCAGCCTTTGATTTCGACCATGCCACGGGTTTCTTCGGGCAAACCTGAATACCAGGTTTCGTTACCTGCTGGCGCGCTTGTTCCTGCCGCGTCAGCGACAGGGTTGCCGGTATTCACCGACCCTGCTTCAAATTCACTCATCATCTGCCTCACTTTGATTGAGATTGAAAATCACACGGTCATCGATATGTAGATGAGCCATGATCCGCAGCCAGACTTCCCTGCGACCTTCGGCAAGTGCCGAGGCGACAGGATCGACCTTTTGCGAGATTGGGGAAACGACTGCGGTGGAGCTGGTTGCCTTGCAGAACTTGGCCAGGTCGGCCAGTACGCGCTCACCATCGGCAGTCAATTCGCCGTTTTCGCCCATGAACATGCGGCGATAGGCGTATTTTCTCAGGCGTATTTTCGCCAGTAGCTTTTCAATCATAGGGGCAGAGCAGCCGGAACACTGCCAGCGAGAGCAGCGGTTTCAGCAAGCGTCTTAGCCGAATTTGCAGCAATCGGAGCCGCTTGTAGCAATGCCTGGGCTTCTGCCTGTTGCTGTTGCTGGGCTTTCATGGCCGCGACTTCTTCCTTGCCGCGCAGAATCTTGGCCGGTACGCCATTGATTTCAGACAGCTCGCGGGCAATTTCTTCCGGCTTGAAGATCATCATCACAGTCGGATCAATCTGCGCCAGCGGAGTAACAGCTTCCAGGGTTCGCAGAATCGCCACGCCTTCTTCGGCACGCTGCGCACGGTTGAGCGGTGACACATACTCGATTTGCACATCGCCACCCAGCTCGACCAATGCCTCAGGCATCGGCGGCAGAACATTGGCACGCGCCAGAATATCCAGCTCGCGCTCGATCATCGGACCCAGCATTTCAGATTGTTGACGGCCCATCGTCGGAGCCAGCAATGCACCCTTTTCCTGGGCGCGCAGCATGGCTTCGGTCGCAGTCATGTTGGGCGATTCGACCAGGATTTGAAACAAGGTAATCAGGAATGCGTCGTTAATAACCTTGCGACGCTGTTCCATCATGTCCATGCCGATGTCCACACGCGCACCCGACTGCAACGGCTGGACGACCTGTCGGCCATTTTCATCCACACCACCGAAATTCAGCGCACCAGGACGAGTATTGAATGCCTGCAATACGCCATCTTCTTGCAGCAGCAGCGGCGGATCGACAATCTTGTGTGCAGCACGCAGCACGGTCTTGGACATTTCGTTAATCATTTTGATGTCCGGCAGGATCGTCATGGCCGGTGAGCGGCCATAGATTTCCTTCGGAGCAGTCACATAACGGCTAACGGCATAGGGGAAAGAGGTGTAGCCACCCTCAGACATCACCATGCGGCTGTCATGGCAAATGTAATAGCTGATCCAGTCCATGCCGCGATAGTCCTTGCGGCCAAAGACCTTTTCCTCATTCGGCTTGACGCAATGCAGGAAGTAAAACTCGCGCTCAGGATGTTTTTCCAGCGCAGTCTTGATCTTGCCTGGCATGTTTTCGTATCCCCATTTCTGCGCAGCCTGGCGCGCAGTCAATGGGAATTTGCGCACCACCTTGTCAACCACGCCTGCATGGTTTTCGGCAATGAAGATTTCAGACAGGTTGATGGCCTTGTAGCGGATGCCAGTGCCAGGAATGTCGTCAATGAAGATTGCGCCTGTACCAAACGCACCCAAGCTCATGTAATTCTCATGCGCCTGTGATGCAAAGTTGGCCTTCGGGTTGTAGCGGACCTGGAACAGGATGTCTGTTACCTGGTCAAGATATGCTTGGACCTGCATATCATCATCCAATGCCGGATCACTGGTGGTTAATTTGTGCCACCGCATCGTGCGCGGTGTCAGCATGGACTCCATTGCGGCAGCAAACCGTTCCAGTGCCAGGCCGGCAGTCGCATCAAAGATTTTCTCTGTGCGCTTTTCGCCTGGTGTTTTCTCGCTTGCGTTAAACCAATTCTGGCGCGGAAGTACGCGCTCGGCTATCTCTCGCCAGTGTTCTTCCCAGACACCGCGATCCGATTCCATCTGTTCGAATTCACGGATGACATCATCAGCGCGGCTGTCCATAGATTACTGTCCTAGCAGAGTTTTGGTTCCGGTCTGTGTCGATCCGGTAGTTGCCGCACCTGCCAGCACATTGGCAGCACGGCCACGGCGGCGAAGGCGTGCATCATCAGTTTCGCGGCGAGCAGAAGTGTACTCAACGGCGCGTTCTTGTGCAGAAGGCGGCGGTGGCGGCGCAGCAGGAGGAGGAGTAGGCGCGCTTGGTCTGGATGATCCACCCATGATTATTCTCCCAATAGTTTCTTTGTGCCGACTTTCGGCGTTTCAGCAGACGCGAGCATGCCCTGTTGCTTGGTCAAGATTGAAGCAGCGCGGCCCTGGCGGCGACGCAGCTCATCGGCTTGCATGCGTGATTGTTTTGCTTCATCAACGCCTGGCGGTGGTGGCGGTGCAGCCGGTGGTGGTGGTGGTTCTGGTGTCTTTGGCGAACTGAAAATTCCGCTCATGGTATCTCCCTATCCAAACAAGGCGTAATCAGAAATTGCCTCACGCTGGCGTGTTTGCGTATGTTTCTTTGCCCTACGCACGCCTTCACAGGCATAACGCAAGGCATCGATCACATGGTTTTCCTTATCTTCAAGTATCGGTAGAACTTGCTCGGTCAACTTGTCGATTTTGTAGGAGTATAACGATAATTCGTCAATAGTGTGTTTGCACCTGGGATGGACAATAATCTCAAACGACTTGAGCCATTCGATTCCATCTTCTAGCGACTTTGGCCCTTTGACTGCTGGCAGGATGCGCGGGAATCCATGCTTCTTCACATGGCTGATGGTTTCCGGCCTGGCTGAGTCTGCAATGATCGGCCATTTCTCGGCTTCCGGCACAGTCATAAACAGGTCAGGGATGTTCACAATCTCGCAGCCGACAGCATAGGCTTCGTAATCGATATACAGCTTGCGGTTCACGATAAAGCAGCGGACCAACACAGTCGGGTCAGACGCGAATCCCCAGTCCGCACCGAAACGCAGCGTCGCATCAACTGGCGTATCGAATTCCTGGACGCTCCAATTCTTGAATACCTGGGCTTCGGAGTTTTGCAGGTACTTGCCTAGCCAGACATGCGCGTATTTGTCAGGATCACGGCTGCGGTCGTACTCCATTTCCTCGCGCAGCACATCGGGAAACCAGGGATTGTCTGCGTAATTCACCTCGACCACGGTCGAATCTGGTGGCGGTGTGTCACCACGCAGCAGCGCATCCACTGGATCTTCGGCCTTTCTGGGGTTCCAGCTAAACCACAGCTCGGAGTTTGGCTTACGGATTGTCGGACGCAGCAGGTCCAGCGAGTGCTGGCTGAGTG